TCAATGGCTTGCTCAACCTTCTGCTCAGCGGCTTTCTGCTCTGCAATTCGTGCGCGGCGTTCCTCCTCCGCGCGGCGCTGGCGCTCAATCTGTTCATGCCGTGCGCGAACGGTGCTAAGAGCAAGCGCCATATTCAGCGACTTCTGGTATTCAACCAGAAGCTCGGCAGCATCGGCGTTCTGGGAAAGCTCGGCAGCATCGGCAGCAATCTGCAAAACGGTGGCCGTCATAGCAGTCTTGACGCCGCTGACGGTGGTGGATAAGCCGACTTTCAGGTTGAGCTGCTCATACTTGAGCCAATCGAGATTGTTGGCCTTGCAAAGCTCTGCAAAATAGTCTTTGATTTCAGCCGTCTTTTTCTCAACAATGCCGCGTTCCAGCTCCTTAATCTGGCCTTCCAGTGCAGCATCTGCCTTCTTATACGGATCCGAGACGTATTCCTTATAGAGCGTCTCGAAATGCTCATAGGGGGCCATAATATCGGCCTTTACGCGCTTTCGCTGTGTTTCCATAGCGTCAAATTCTTTGCGCAGCTCAGTACGCATTTTCTTGGCGTCGGCGCGGGTCTCCTCCGTGACTGCCATCTGCGCAACCTGATTTGTCCGGGCTTCAATTTTTTCCTTGACAAGCTGCAAATGCTCCTCAATGATGGGAAGCTGGCGCAGCGTGATTACCTGCAAGCTCTGTTCCATTCGTTTACCTCCATATGTTTAGTTTTGATATATTCCGATTCCGGGATTTCGTGGTCGGGGATTTCCGGGCTCGATTCGTCAGGAGTTACAAGGTGGATGCGGTAGCACTCTGCGGGGGCGGGGGTGTCAGAATAGTGCCGCTGCGGCAGATAGGACACCATCGGGATACCGTCCACAGAAATTTCAATCCGAAGGTCGTCCGTGACCGCGTACCGGGTCAGCTTGCCGCGCTGGATGAAGATGTAGGATTTCTCCTTCAGCAGCTTTACAACTTCGTTGAAATCGCGCTTACTGCTGAAAAAAACGCCGTTCTCATTGACATAGCCAAACCAGCGCTCTGCCCCTTTCAGCATGGAGCAAGCGTTAAGCAGCTTGCAAACATCAGAAAATTTCATTATTGTTCCTCCTGCTCTTCCTGCCATTCCAATGCGTTGACCTCTACAATGCAGTTGTCGCAGCCGAGAATCTCATTGCCTTGACGGTACAGGGTTTCACATTCCTCGCCGCATACCGGGCAGATGGGGCAATCGGGTTCGTCCTGCGGGAATGGATTATCTTGATGACCGTAGGTTGTCATTCTGTGACCTCCTGTCTTCCTTCCTCATCAGAAAAATGCAGCTCCATCAAGTCGGCGATTGCAAGATATTCTTTGGCGTATTTGCTGTCGCCGTGCGTTTTCTTGACGATCTCGCGGAACTGCGCTAAATCACCATAAAAGCAACCGCACTGTACGCGGAGAATTTTATCTTTGCAGCGAAAAAATGTGGTCGCGCGGAATTGTCGGCCAAAGCCTTCAACGACGGCAAAGTCTGCATTGCCGGAAACCCACGCATCGCCGGAGACCCGCGCATCGCCGGAAACCTGCGCATTGCCGGAAACCTGCGCATCGCCGTAGACCCACGCATTGTCATTGTTGGAGAGGTTTTCTTCCTTTTCCGCAAAGCCCCCAAGTTCGCCAGCTCTTATGGTGCCGAAATCGACAAGAGCCTTAATGCGGAACAGATTATTCCCGAAAGTGTCTGTTATAAATTCATCGGTGAATTCAAATTTCTTCATGGCGGGTTTCCTCCTTGAAATACAGTCCGCACAGCAGATTCAACGCCAATAGGGCGGTAATCGTGCCGGGGATGTTCAGGCTGCCGAGAGCGGCAAGGCCAAAAACAAGGTCTGCGGTGATTGCCAGCTTGACAAGCTGGCGGGTAAGCGGTACAATACAGTCATAGTGTTTTTCCATGCACTTGTTTCCTGCCGCGTTCGGTGTTGCTGCACCGGCGCGGTATTTTTTTGTCATAATCATTTGACTTCCTCCCATTCAAAGCGGCCTTTGCCGCTGTTTCGCCACTGCCCCAGCCCGCGCAGAACGCCATAATCAAGGCATTCGCGCGCCATATCTTCCAGCTTCGGGTCAAGGCACTGAATTTCAAATTCTGCCGTTGACCCTGCCGGGACGCTCTCGCTCTTGGCGATGCTCACGCGCTCGCCCATCGGGGTCTGCGCACGCAGGGGACGTTCACAGAAATCCAGCTTCATTCCGTGAAGGTCGTATGGGATTTCACGCGGGAAAACGAAAATCTGGCCGTCAATCGCCTGTTTGTAAGCCTTGATTGCGGCACAGGCCTTGCCGCCCGGATAGCCCGACTTGCCCGCCTTGGCAAGCATCTTGCAGGAATCTTTGAAAAATCCCTTGACTTGATAGTCATACAGGAACGGCTTCCCATCGTCGGTTTTGGGGAAAACGGTGATTCTGTCCTCTGCGTTCTGTGCCTTGATGTTGGCAATTTCTTCAGCGGTCAGGTCATCGGTGGGAGCCTTGCTGGCAATGTAGGAGGCAAGAAGCTCCTCATTGCTGGGGGAAGAACCGAGAACGTCCTCGGTGAAGGTGATTTTAACTTTCATAGTTGGATTCTCCTTTTTTAAAAAATCGGTTGCTATGCGGTGCGAGGGATTGCGGAGCCATCGCCCATCAGTTCGGAACAGTGCCGTTGCTCTGCTATGCCGCGCAATGCCATTTCTAAGCTGACTGAGCTATGCCTTAGCGCCGCGGGGCATTTCTTTTCCGTTGCAATTCAGTTCAATACCAAGCCTTGCATTTTCATATCTAACGAAGCAGTTCCGTTGCCACGCGTTGCATCTCCATGCCATTGCTGTGCATGGCTTAGCCTTTCCAATGCGTCGCCCGGCTATGCCAAGCTAAGCCGCTGCTACACAAGGATTTCGCGCAGCTCGGCAAGAACGCTGTCGATGCGCTCTTCCCGGGTAGGTTCGTGCGGTTTGCCGGGCTTGACGCGCCCGGAGGGGAAGTATGTTGCGAACTCGTCCAGCGAGATATCAAGCATCTGGCAGACGGTGCAGACCTCCGGCCAGCGCCAATCATTGGCGCCGTTGATGCGGTTTGACATCTGAGTGCTGGACAAGTCGCACGCATCCGCAAGGCGCTGTTTGTTGTAGCCCTTGCTTTTGATAAGCGCTGTAAAAGCAAGGTTTGTCATGGTGGTTACTCCTCCTTTCTAGTTATCGGCTAGCAAATAATCAACCGGCACGCCGAAATAGTCGGCCACTTTCTTTAAGGTCGTGATGCTGGGGCCGTAAGGCGATTTTTCCCACTTTCCAAGTGCGCCGTTTGAGATTCCGGCGCGTTCCTCAAGGATTGTGCGGGAAATATTGTTTTTTCGGCACAGTGCATCAATTTTCGAAATATTCACCTAGCAAAAGCTCCTTTCTAGTTGACTATTGCTAGAAAATGTGCTACCATGAACTTGCAAGATTTATAACAGCATATTTTTAGCTAGTCCGCTGGATTTAAGGGGGCTTGGTTCTTTGTTGCCCTCTGTGCTATCTATTATACTAGCATTTATGCTAGATGTAAATAGCTTTCTAGCATTTTCTAGCGAATTAGCAATATGCACAAAGAAACGGTGTGATTTGTGTGCGATACGTGGAAAAAGCCAAGAAGATAGCAAAGAAAAAAGGAATTGCCTTCACGCATATTAGTACAGAGCTTGGGAAAAGTCGTGGCTATTTGTCTGAAATGCTAGCAAACGGGCGCGATTTGCCAGAGCATATGCTAGCCGATGTTGCCAGTTTGCTAGAAGTCTCCGTTGCCGACCTGACCGGGGAAAACGAAAACCCCGCCAGCGTGAATGCTGGCGGGGCGGTTGATACGGCTAAAATGTTGGCAGACCTCGACAAGCTATCAACAAAAGAACTTGCCGATTTCTACGAGGATGTTTTCGAGAAGTTAAAAAAGAGGGTCGCAAATGAATAAGGCAGACTGGAGGTTACTGGAAAAGATACAGGCCGGGTCACTGTCTGACGATGAAGCTTACCTTCTGGAACGCGAAGAAGATGCGTATGCGCTTGCGCAGGCAGGATATATTCTAATTATCGGGCCGGGAAAGCAAGGTAGCCCGCACGAAGGAAAATGCTGCGCCATTATCCTAAAAGAAGGTACAGATGCGCTCGAAGAGTACAAGGAAAAGCAAAAAGAGAAAAAGAGGGCGCATACAGTTCAAACACTTGGGATTGCAATTGGAATCCCTGCGGCTGTATTGGCCCTCTTTACTTTTTTTACAACGTTCGGCCCAGCCATTCTAAAAACGCTGGGAGAGCTACTGTAAGCAGCTGCGAAGTGAAGAACCCACTAAGAAAGAACCAGAGCAAATCATACGGTCTAATTTCGCAGTGGCGTTTCAGCTCATCTTCCCTCAAATCGTGAATAGTCACAACCGCTTGGCCGTCTGCTGTGACGAACGAGGAATAGCCGTTTGTGCTTAACTTAATTCCGTTCTCAAACTCGGTGGTCTTGACTTCAACTTTTGCTTTTTCCATAATCTTCCCCCAGATACTTTTTGATTAGTTCCGCTTGTTCATCTTTCGGGAGCTTTGCAAGACCATCAACGATGGCGCGTTTCAAATGCTCCCTGTACTGTTTTTCTTTCTCCATTGTACTCTCCTTTCGTAGATATGTCAAAATTTATATAATATATAAAAGGTTGGTGCTACTATGAAATTTGGAATGAGAAAACCGTCTATTAAAAAATCATTTAAAGCCAGAACAACAGGAAGATTGAAGCGCTCTGTAAAAAAGGCTGTAAATCCTTTCTATGGTAAAAAAGGCATTGGATTTTTAAAAAACCCAGTTAAATCAATAAAGGATTCTATATACAAAAAGACGACATTCAGCTTTCTCGACTTGTTCAGAGTAAGCAAAAAGAAAGGCGGCAAAAAGAAGAACGCCATTGCATTAGAAAACAGAGAACATCGAAGGAAAGTCGCTGTTGAAACAGTTGAAAATAACGCAGAGCAAAAGCAGTTAAAAGCCCAGCTTGCCGCGCAGGACGCCCAAATCAAAGCTATCCAAGACGCAGAGGATGAATACAAGAAAACAAAAGACGCCGAAAAGCTCATTCTGTTTTGGGAAGATATTTGGAATAATGGTGGTGTCATATTCAATGGGGCATATTGGACGTTCAGACTTCCAGACTTGTACATCAAGCTCGGCAGATATGATGACGCCATAAAGATATTAAATATGATAACCAATCCATTTTACACCGAAAAACGTCAAAAGTACCTAGAAAAGATTTCTGCGCTGAAGACGCGTAACAAAGAAAGTAAGTAAAACTGTTCGTTGTATTTACAATGATATTACAATGCCCAGTTGTATTCAATCGGCAAAATGCACAAAATGCCGTCTGCGCTCTGTGTAGTCCGCGTTATTGGACTGTAGTTATCAACAACTATTATGATAGCCGTTGAAAACTGCAAAACGTGTCGCAGATACGAAGTCAGCAAACAAAAAAAGTCCCTGCCGGTGCTGGCACACAGACAAGGACAAGAGGTTGCCCGCGAAAGCGGACGGCCATATTATATCAGATTAAAGAGAGGTTGTCCATATGAAACGAACAAACACGGCAAAATGGATTGACAGCGCGAACCGCTGGCAGATAAACGTGCAGAAAGACGGAGTGCGCAAAACCTTTACCAGCGCCAAACCGGGGCGCACAGGGCAGCGGGAAGCCAACAAAAAAGCAGATGAATGGTTGGATAAAGGCGTAAAGACGGAACGCATTAAGGTCTCTGACGCATGGGAACGGTTGTTACAGCAGAAAAAACTTGTGTCTGATGCAGAATACAAAAACATGGCATCGTTTGGCCGCGCCCATTTGCTGCCAGCCATCGGAAATAAGTTAATAAAATCCGTTACGGAACAGGATTTTCAACAAATTATAGATTATTCGTTTCGCCACCCGCAGGGAATGAGCAAAGAGCCATTATCCAAAAAGACGTTACAGAACTATGCCAACTACTGTAAGCAGTTCGTCAATTTTTGCCGAAAATCAAAATGGACAACGCTTGAGCTTGATGAGTTACAGATTCCGGCAGCGTCCAGAAAAAAAGGAAAGAACGTGCTGACAGTTGAAGCGCTGAACACGTTGCTAAAAGTGGATACGACCATCATGCGCGGGAAATCTGTTCACGATGAATACATAAATTACTATAGGATCCAAGTGCTAACAGGTATGCGCCCCGGGGAAATGCGAGGGCTACAATGGGAAGACGTTGACGGGAATTTGTGCAGGTTGAAGCAGGCTATCAATGCACACGGTCAAATCACGCAGGGAAAAAACGAAAACGCATTGCGCACGGTAGTGCTATCCAGACGCGCAGTGGACGTGCTGGAAGCTCAGAAAGCCGTGACTGGAAAGCAGACGTACATCTTCCCCATGGCATCCATGCACACCTACTATCACCGCTGGCAGCGCTATCAGCGTTCTAATGACATGCCGGAGCTGAGTCTTTACGAACTGCGCCACACGTTTGTGAGTATTGCAAAGGAGTTGCCGACTGGCGAGTTAAAGCAGCTAGTCGGGCATAGCGAGGATATGGACACCTACGGCACATACTCCCACTACATCGCTGGAGATGACGAACGGACAGCCAAAAACCTACAAGAAATCTTTGATAGATTGGTGGACTAAAAAGTACACACTAAAAGTACACACTTTTTTTCTTAAATGTATGAAATAATAGAAAAAATATGTGACAAAGCAAAAAATATAGCAATATACCGCTATATTTTTAATCACTAAAAGCATTGTGTATAGTTCGAGTCCTGTCACCTCGACCACAACAAATGCCGTAGATTCGTTTAAATCTACGGCATTTTCTTTTTCAAGTACACGTTTTAGTACACACTTACTTATTTTCTCTGCAAACTGTGTACCAAATCATTATACACATCCGGACGTGCTTCTTTCAGCGCATCCATAAACTCGTCCAGCACACGCCACACTCGCCCGGTATCGGCCTTTTTTACAATCTCCAAAAATTCACTCATCCTGTAAACGCTCCAATTTCCGCATTACGCCATTATAAACTTTAGGGTTTGCTACATACAAGGCCGACATAAGCTCATCCAGCACGTTCAGCGCTGCTGCGATGTCTACGTTTGACACAGCCCGTAAAAAGTCACTGCTGCCAACAGCAGCCCTTGTAGACGGCTCTGCCGCTTCGTAATAGCGCACAGGCTCTTGCAGTTTTGCTTTCTGCGGAAAATGGGACGCATCTGCAAGACGCTGATTTTTCACAACATACAGCGCTGCCAAATTTTTAACTCTGGTCATGGTGAGTTCGCTGTTTTCGATTTCGGCTATAGCGCCGTCAATCTCTCGCACGTCAACCATAGCCCTTACACCTCACTTTAACCGTTTCGCATCGTGTCAATGCAGCGCTGGATGACTTCCCTGTCTTTGCTGTCAGCCCCGCGCATAATATCTTCCATGCGGGAAATCAGTGAATCGCGCCCATCGTCCATGCTGTAGTGCCCGCGCACATAATGCGAACCGCGCCGCGCATAGCTGCTGCCGCGTCCATAATTGCCGCGCATATTGGCGCTCCAATCACCATCGCGGCTGTAATCCTCATCGCGGCTGTAACCGTCATCTTCCAGCATGACAATTTTGTCGATATTTTTGATAGTGTCAGTCAGCTTGTGAACAGTTTCCAAGTCACCGGCAGACATTTCACCCTTCTTTCCGATTTCGTCCAATTCCGCGCACAGCATGTCTTTCAAGTCATACAAAACTCTTTTACTCATGGTTTACTCCTTTCAGCTCACTCTCTCGACCACAAAGTTTGCGTTCGCAAACAAAACGGTTTGTGTGCTTGTATTTTCGGCGGCAACGGTCAGGCAGCAGCCGCGCGGAACTTCAACAAAAGACGTCACATAGATATTAAAGAAATTTTCTACTGCTGCCGGTGTCACGGTTGCACTCGCACTGTTCAGCGGTTCACCGTTGATGGCAAGCGCTGCAGTGATAGCTCCAACCGTGCCGCCGGTAGGGATAGCAATGTTTGCACCAAATCCCACTTTGAAACGGGCTTTGCACTGGTTTGTAATGCCGCGCAGCGTAACAATACCGGCGCCCTCTCTGTGTACGACACATCCCTTACCGGCCACTGCCGTTTCTGTCAACGGTACGTTCTGCCCTGCGGCAACGTTCACGATGCTGGAATTCGTAAATTCAGCCATAAAATCAATCCTTTCCTATAAATATAGCGGCGGGACTGTTGCCCCGCCGCTTTTTGCAAAATCAGCCAGGGGCTGAACAGCCTACTATATATAAGTAGGCAGTTGCTTACATTTTGTTAGCAGCCGCACCCGCCGCAGCCGGTGCCGCAGTTACCGTACTGGTAAGGCGCAGGAACCGGAAAAGCGGGAACGGGGCGCGGGTTGTAGTATGCCAGCTGACCACTCATGTATGCCTTGAGGGTCTCGTTCTGCGCTGCCTGACTTGCCGCAAGCTGTGCGGCAAAAAGCTGCTGGTTCTGCTCGGCAATCTTGGCATCCTTGGCCTCGATGCGCTGGGCGGTCATCGCGTCAAGGATCGCTCTTGCGTTGGCATTCTGGTTGTCTATGATGTCTCGTGTGCCAGTGTTGATGCTCTGCCGGGTCTCACATGCCTGTGTCGCCATATTGTAATTTACGCCCTGAATCGCCTCGCGGGTCTCGCAGCAGCAGTTGGCCTGCTGCATCTGCATGGCAAAGAGCTGCTGCATAAATGCGGCCTGCTGGTTCGCACGGCTGATTTCAGCCGACATAAAGCCGTTGCTCATACCCTGCTGTACGCCGTTGATAAGCTGCGCCTGCTGATAAAAGCCATCGCACAAGCCATTGTTCACGTTGTCAATTTTGCGCTCAATGTTGGCAAAATCCGACGTAAGAACGTAACCGTCAACCACCCCGGCGCCGTTGCCAGCACCAAAGCCGCCATTGCCGCCCCAGTTACCGCCCCAGCCGCAGAAAACGAAGAGGAAGAGAATAATAATATACAACAAACCATCGCCGCCAAAGCCCCAGCCGTTGCCGTTACCGCTGTTCGCGGGCTGAACAGGCATCGTCATTACAGTGCCATCCGAAGATAAACTCATAATTGTTCTCCCTTCAAATTTTCAATTTTTATGTTCACCGTGCGCACGGTTTGAACCTATTTTAAAAAGCTCTGAAACTGCTGCGCCATAGCTTGCAGCTGGTTTAACTGTTGCTGGCTCATTTTTCCAGATTGCAGCAGCTTTTGAACTTCTTGCTTCGGGTCGCCTTGAAAATTCTGTCGGAACTGCTGAAACTGCTGCATCATCTGCTGGAATTGACCCATAGCGCCGGGCATACGCCCACCGCCTAAAACGTTAAACAGAGGATTTGGCATTGTCATTCTCCTTTTTCTTCTGCTTTTCAGCCGTCAGAGCGTCAAAGCGGGCCGCCAGCGCGTCAAACTCGGCGCGGGTAACATAGTTATTAGATTGCTGTTCAGGCTCTTTTTCGGGCTGTTTCTGCGCCGCTGTTCGCTCTGTATAATCGAAGACACGCAAGGGTTGCGGCATCCCGCTTGCATCTACCGCCTTGATGTAGAATGAACTTTTCTCACTGTCCATGAGCAAAACGCTGTTCCCGGGCGCGCATAAGTAGGATTTCGCCGCTTCTTCTCCCTGAACCCAGATAATTGGCGCGGATTGCTGCTGTGCCGCCTGTTGCGGATATGCGGCCTGCCTTAACTGTGAAAGCTGGTCCGGCATTGCGCCGTTGCTCATAGGGTAGTATCCCGGGGCAAACCCGGGCTGATAAGGTACGCCAAAAGCCACTATTGATTACCTCTTTTCCCAGTAATACAGGGGAGTTTCGTCCCCACTGTCCCAAGTGTCGAGCCAGTCCCCATCGCGGACGCAAACCACGTGCGTCGCAAGAGCCAGAATATACGTGCCGTCTGGGTGTTCTGCCGCAAAATCTGCCACTGTGTAGCAGTCCGAGCAGTTGTTCGGCATTGCCGAACGGCTCCACCCGCACCGCCGAAGATAGCGACCCCAGACATAGTTAGCAGTCGGCATATCATGCAGTAGCAAGCCTTCAACAGCCAAGCCCGTATATACGGTCTCCCACTGCTGCATAGTGGCTGCTGCTATGGCTCTCACGGTGCAATCGCCGACGCGCTTGTGCTCTGGGTTTAAGTTCAATTCTCTATACATTGTCTTCTCTCCTATACACATTGTAATATTTTACGCATTTCCTTGTGCGCCATTTATACGTCATGTTTACGACAAAAAAAAGCCACTCTTTGGTTGGAAATCAACCAAAGAGTGGCTTTTTATTTGTTTATTTTGTCCGCTATTGCTCTGACGAGCCGGTTTACGGTTCGTTCGCTGCAATAGAGTTCAGCTGCAATTTCTGCATTTGTTATTCCGCGTCGCTTGTAATCAAGCACCGCTTTTTCTTCGTCAGTAAGCAAAAAGCATACAGATTTGTACTTCGCCAAGGGTATACAGAAATCGAACTTGCGCACTATTGAGAGCGTTATTCTTTTTTAGTGGTCTGCTTTACAATCTGATTAGCGAACACTGCGCCAGCAGCGCAAAGAACACCCTGTACCAGCGCCGTGAACAGGGCCATAAGCCAGTCTTGAGGCACAGCAATGGTAGATGTTGCAAGCACCCACAGCGCCGCCAAAAGGACGCCAACAGCCGCCAAAATGGCGGGAATCAGTTTGTCCTTTACGGCCTCGCTCTGCTTGAGAAAATAACCGATAAAAACAAGCACAGGAATCAACACCAGCAGTTCTGGCTTGATGTAGGTAGTGTAGTCAATGTTCATGATTCGTTCCTTTCTCCAAATCGTGTATCCGCAGCTCATGATTTTGCAGCAAGGCATCCTGCTCATCATTATGCTTCCAAATTCGGCGGTGGCTTTCGGTGTTGTCATGTTCGTTGTCGTCGACGCGCTTCACAACATTCTCAATCAGCGAGCGTAGTTGCGTGATGCTGGTGTTGAGCTTGAGCAAGGGAGTGGTAACCGTAACAATAAGCCCGACAATCACAACGATAGTTGTTACAATCGTCCATTCATTCATGTTTTACTTCCGTTCTGGGGCTTCACACCTCTACATATTTCGCATGATAGGCTTTATCATTGTCAAATCCGTATTTCTTAGCAACGGCGTAGAACTCCATAGCGGCGGCGTTCGGCAGGACGACGTGATCCAGCCAGACCTCCTGATGCGTCGGCGCAGCGGGCTTGTCCTCTTTGATGGCGGCATCATACCGCGTCAGGTTGAACTGCTTCACGACAGCCAGCAGACTGGACGTGTAAGTCGGGCTGGTCGCCCAGCCGTCGGCGCGGATGTACTCGCACGCCTTGTTGATGTCGGTACAGCCGACCAGATTGGAATAGCGCGGCATGGTCGTCAGCTTCTTGATGTAGTCCTCTACACAGGCGGCCATCGTATCGTAGGCGCGGAAACCCGCCGTGATGGTGATGTACTTGCTGCCGTCCCACTCCTTCGTGGCCTTGTTGTACACTCTGCCGCTCCAATTGCTGGCCTTGATGCCAAACAGGTTGTTTGCCTGCACGGCCAGTTCGCTTGTGCCGTAGGCGCTTTCCAAACAGGCTTGCGCAATGCACAGCGACGGCAGAAGATGCGCGTTCAGGCAGCGGCTCTGGCACTTCTCGGCCATGACGTCAATGAACGTCTGCTCATGCGTCTTGGCGGGCGCAGCGTCGGCCACGTCGCCATTCAAGCGCTTCGTGACCTGTGCCGCAATGTCGGGGAACTTGCTCTTGAGATAGGGGCCGGGGCAGGCCGTGGCGGCGTAGAAGCAGTGCATCGTGAGCGAGCCGTTCTTGTCGCCGGTGTAGGTCAGCTCCTTGATGCCGTTGCGGCGGCAAATGTCGGTGCAAAGGTCGAGCAGGGCGGCATAAGCCTTGTCGCTGACGTGCCAGTCCGGGGCGCCGCTGTTGTTAGCGACTTCGATAGTAATGGCCCGCTGGTCGTTCCACGGGCTGGACGAACACCACGACCTGTCCGCCTCGTGGCAGAACAGACCGATACGCCCGCTGGATTCGATGGCGTAGTTTGCGCTCATCTGACGTGATGGCCTGCCGACAAGAGCGCCGAAAGATTCAAGCGTCGCGTTACCGGCCATGTGATGAACGGTAATCTTGCTGATGGGCTGGCTGCGGGGCCGGTTGCAGTTCGGGCTGATGGCCGTGTAAACGGCCAGTGCAGAATCACTCATTCTCGTCCTCTCCCTTCCCGTTCGACAGCTCCTCGTCCATTTCGGGTGACCGGATCATTTCATCCTTCATTGGTTTCACTCTCCTTTTCGTTGGTGCCGTTTTCTTCGTCGGTGGTATTTTCAGCGCCGTCAACCTCCGACACATCCGGCGTCTCCGTAACCTCGTCTGCGCGCTCTCTCGCGTCCAGCGCATCATAATACGCCTGTGCCAGGGCTTCCACCTCTGCAATGTCATCTTCGGTCAGCAGCCCATTGTCAAGGTGCGTGTACGCCTTGTCAAGCCAAAAGGCAACATCGCGCCCTGCTGCAATTTCCCGCTTGATGCTACGCAGCGTTAAATCGTGCCGTGCTTTACTTTTAATCGCCATAGTGATTTCTCCTTTCATGTTTGAGATGCTACTGCATCTTCCAAATCAGTGATTCTCTTTATTGGGTCTGCTCGTCCCGTCACAGTTGCGCTGTCGGCGTCTGTGAGCACGGTGTTCGCTCCTACAAGCGCGGGGATGGGCTGTGCGCCTGTCGCAGTGAAGGGAGTGGGCGTTGCCAGCTTATAAGCGATTTGCACGGGGGTTCCTGCGGCGTACTGGGCGGCAAGGTAAGATTTCAATTCTTCCACAGAATTAAACCTTCCCGTATTTATGTACGCATATGGTTCACCACTTAAAAAGGCGGATTCAGTTCCATCATTGTAGTTCAAGATTTTGTAATGGGTACATACTTCGGTTGTAGTTGTCGCAATAGGCATATCCGTTACAGCAGATGGAACATAAAAGCTATGTATTCCTTCAACGGCGCTGCCCATGATCCACCGCTCTGTCCCATCCAGCGTCAGCATTTTCCACGTCTCTTTTCCATCTCCAGTCACCGCGTCCACCTCACCGCCATACACGGTTTCCGGCAGGGTCAGGGTGTTGGTGCTGCCGATGTATGGTGTGTAGGTGGTGGGGGCGGTGGTGCCAGCATAAATTCCAAAGTCGTATGCCACAAAACTGCCAGATTTGATGTTTTGCGCATAAAACATAATATTCCCGCTTACTAGCTTTGGCATGGTTACAGTAAGCGTTTTTGTCTTTTTCCCATTCTTCGTTAGCTCATTGTTTGCATCATCAAGCCAGCACTGCAGCGTGTATACTTCTGTGCCGTCGGCAAGTGTTCCGTGGCATTCAAAACCTATCCTTTTTCGCCATTCATCTTCAACAACATCCTCAAAAACAATATTTTTCGTTTCTACGGAAAAAGTTAATGTTAATTTCTGCCCAGCGCAAGCCTTTGATAGGAGCAGCAAATCATCGGATGTCATAAGCTGCTGTATATAAATGTTTTCAATACGTTCTCCGAATGGCAGCAGATTCTCCCCGCACCGTTCGACTGTCACGCTGTCCCTGCCCTTGATGGGACGAATGTTCTCCGGTGACGGCGTTCCTGTGCCCTCCTGCATGGGTTCCCACTTTGCTTTCACGCCCAGCGGGTATCCCGCCACGGGATAACACACAACAGGGTTGTCGCTTTCTTCCAGCGGCGGACAGAGCATATCAATGATGTGCTTGCTGCTCCACGGCGCGTCCTCGCTCACCGCCGCATCATCAATCTGTACGCCGTCCTTTCCGGCAGGCCCCTCCGGGCCAACCTCTCCCTGCGGCCCCTGCTCACCGCGCTCACCCTGCGGGCCAGTATCACCCTTGGGGCCAACCGGGCCAGTTTCGCCAACAGACCCCTGCGCGCCGGTATCACCCTTCTCGCCTTGTACACCCTGAACGCCCTGCTCACCTTGGGGGCCGCGCTCTCCGGTGTCGCCCTTCTCGCCCCGTGGGCCTCGCGGGCCAGTTGCACCCGTTGCCCCGGTAGGGCCTTGAACTCCCTTTTCTCCTTGCGGCCCCTGCGGGCCTACGGGGCCTCGCGGGCCAGTATCACCCTTGTCGCCTTTGTCGCCTTTGGCTCCATCCTTGCCGTCAAATTTGCCGTTAGCCGCATCATTTCGCAAGTTATCGGCCACGCTCTTCGCTTCCGCGCTGTTCTTTTCTGCGTTAAGCGCAGCTTGCAAAACCTGCGTGGCAAGTGATTCACTGGGTTTAAACGGCTCAGTTCCACCAACGGGGCCGCGTGTAATCACGTTGTATCCCTGCGTTTTTGTGATGCGCTGCACACCATTGGCAACGCCGCAATACACGATAGTGCCCGTACCCTCATTGGCGGTTGCTTCGGCAGGCACATCAATCAGTCCGTTTTCCGGCAAACGGATTTCACGGGGTTCGCCCTTCGGCGGGTTAAACGTTGCCGTTACAGCAAGCCCGCTCCACGTATCGTCAAGGGTCACATGCAGCTGCTCGATACCGTAACTGCCAAAAGTGCCAAGCGATAAGTTCCCGGGTCGAACATTGTATCCTTTCAGCTGTACTTCATGCAATGCCATTACACGCCCTCCAATCTGGCTTTAACCGCATACATCCACTTTTCCGGCACCTCGCCGTCTGATAATCTCATAATATCAACTCCTTAACCGATGCAGAAATAAGGGCGAACGCCACGAGAATCGGAAGCTCCATAATGGTCCGCATCGCCGCCGATACCTGACTGTCGGGGTTTGCGCAGATCATGCCACGCACCCCATCTCGGGAATCAAGCTGTCCGACGCCAGATATGAACCGAACGGTAGGGGGGCAGGTTGTTGTGGGGCTGACCTCCACCCGCTGGATGGGTCGTAAGTGCTGTGTTGTCGTGCCTGTCGTAGGGATGTGTTGGTGCATATTGCGTTGATGCGCTGGTTGCCATGCTGATTGCCCATCCGTGGAGCTGATGCTGATGGGACGGAATCTCTTGCACAGTGAGCGTATGCTGTGCTTCGCCGCCCTCGCTGCCCACGGGGTAGGTATCGCTGGCCCCCATCAGCATGCGGTCCTGCACCTGCACCCAGCTTGTGCCGGGCCAGCTGATGGCAGGGTTCGTGGGGTTCTCTGTCTGCAAGTAATCGCCGATTCTGTACGGGCATAGAGCGGCCATATTTTGCACGATCATGTTCCACACCGCCTTTCGGCAATCCGGGGCTTAGAGTGCCCCCCTGCAAAATATCGTTTATTCGTCATATGCACAATACCTCCTTATGCGATGCTTCGCTTGACGCACGACCATTCGCTGCTCCACTCATTGGCTCACCTCCAAAACAAACACCGCCGCACTCGTCAGTGCGCTGTTCGCATAAAACTTAACCACCCCGGCTCCGGGTTCCAGCGCGGCTACCATCCGCACCGCATCCGTCACTCTCGTGCGGTCACTTACAGCAATCCGGCTGTTTGCCGTCACACCGGCAACAGTCACGGAAGCGCAGGCGGTGTAGCTGCTCGTGCTGCCGTCGTCCCAGGACACTGTGTAATCACCGGTGGTCCAGGCGCTGGCTGCCACCGTAACCGTCACCGGCTTGGGCAGTTTTGCGTCAATTTGGGTCTTATCGTAATAATTCGCAAACTTACTGCTTTCACCAGTGTCCTTCCAGACACCCGTGTCGCTGTCCCACACCCAAATGGTATCAGTTTCGCCTATAATGGCCCAGTTTCCGTCATAGCCGGTATCGTGGGCCGCGTACAGCGCCTCGTAATTGGGATACCACCCAACCGCGCCCTGGCTGACTTGCTGGGCCAGCGCGGCGTAGTATTTGGCGTTGTCCATGCCCTCGCCGGGGCGGGATGCTGTATCGCCCACGGCCCAGCTGCGGGCCTCCTTGGCACTGGCTGCAGCGGCTTTGGCGTTAGAAGGGGCTGCCTTGATGACCTCGATGTTATCGTGCACGTCCTGGATGCCCGCCTCGTTATCCCGCACAATTTTGGCGTTGGCGGCCACCTCAGCGGCCAGCACCTGCACGCTCTTGTATTCATCAGTGCTTTCAAGCATCCCATCCTGCACCGGGTTTTTGTCGATGTCCAGACGTAGGGCGGCCATACCGGCCACACCGCCGCCCGCCAGCACCTCTACCATCGGGGAGAACGTGCCGTAGCCGATTGTCATCTGGGCCGTCACGGCCATATAAACTGTGCTGCGGTCGCTGCTCACGCCAAGCGCAGGGTTGTAGACATAGTGCCCGTCTTTTTTATCCATCCTCAGGTTGACATCCGCGCCGGTGGGCAGTGTCCAGGGCTGCCCGCCCTTGTACAGGGCCACGGCCAGCACCGGGAGCGTATCGTCGTACTGTACCAGATGCACCGGCTGCACAACGTCTCGCCGGTCAAAATCCGCCCGCGTCGCCTTGATAAGCGCTTCTGCGGGTGGGCTGTAATTGGCTACCGCCATTTAAAAACACCTCACTGTATCATTCTGCCGTTGACCAGCACATAGCCGTTGCCCGCGCCGTCCACGCCCAGCTGCACCTTCACGTTGCCGCCTGCGTCGCTGATCGCGATAGCGCCGCCCTCATACTGGCCAGCCATTGTGACGTTAGCGATCATATTGTTGGGGTTGCTGGCCGCCGGGCCGTACAGCACCAAGCGGCCCACGGCGTTGTTGCTGCCCCATGTAGACATAAACGCGCCCATGTGCCAGTTTCCGTCGTTAGTCTTGCGGTACATTTCAATTTTGGCGTTGTCGATGACGCACTTGCTCTCCGACACCGTCGAAGTGAATTTTCCGGTGATGTCCACAGACCCGTCCGAGCCGATTTTAAAGTTGTCGCTATTCACAACCAGCCCGCCGTTAAAAGTCGTGACGCCCGTGTCCAAATTGGACACAAACTTTCCGTTGGTGGACTGCAGAACGCCGCCCCGGATAAGATTCGCACTCATAGTTCCGGTCGTGATGAAATCGGCGTTGATTGCACCGTCCATCGTGGCGGCCAGGCGGTACGGCCCGCCGTAGCCGCTGCTGCTGTAACCCCAACCGGCCAGATTCCACCGCCAGACCTTGGTAGCCTTTTCAATTTCCGGCTTGTCCATTACAAGGATTTCGTCCGGCTCGTCCGCGCCGGTGGAGCTGTGCAGCACCACATAGCCGCCCAGATTGCCGGTGATAAGCTGTGTAGCGCGGTCAATGGCCCGTTCCAGGTCGCTGCGCGTCTTGTTCACGGTGCTCTGTACGGTCTTGCCCATGTCGGCCACAGTGTTGGCCAGATTGCTGCGTGCGTCTCCCAGCTCCACGCTGTCGTACCGCTCCAGGAGCACGTCATAGACCGTTTTAATGCACCGAGCGTCCGCGCTCACGCCCAGCTTCGCAAACTGCACATGAACGGTATCGCACAGGCACACCCGCTCCAGCAGGGCCATGTCGGCATATTCGGCGGTCTGTTCCAGCTGGGCAAATCTTAATGTCAGGCTCACCTTCGGCACGCCCACCTTGTTGGCGGCGATATAATCCAACGCGGCCTGCCGCAGCTGCGCGGCGGTGGGCTGCTCTTTTATATCCTGGCTCACGTCCAGCGTCAGCACCCGCACAAAGTCATACTTGCCGTCCGGCACGTTGACCACCGGGTTGCCGGTGATCTGGGTCACGTTGCCGTCGCTGTCCACCCAATAGGGGAAGACGCCGGTGTAGACCTCGGCGCAGCTTTCTTCCTGGGTCAGGTCGGTCAGGTTCTTTCCGTAGCGGATCGTCACGCCGCGGTCTGTGCCGCGCTGGCTGTGCAGCTTGACGGTGGTATTATCCCACTCATATTCGCCGCCGTACACATCCAGCACGCTGCCCTCCACGCCGCCCAGCAGGCTGCGCAGACTGCCCGGCACGGCCACGGCAAAGTCTGCCACGGTCTGGATGTCCGTCCAGAATGTGTAATCACAGCTTATCGCCGCATGGCTTTTGAGCTGCTGCAAGGCGTCGACTGCGTTCAACGCCTTACACGGTCCCACCGGGATGCCGCTCAAATCGTAGCTGATGTGCTGCGCGTTGACCGTCACCTGTCCATTGATGGGGCGGCTGATTTTATAAATTCGGAAATACTGCGCGTCGCCGTAGGGGTTCGGCTTTGCCAGAATCAGCCCGCGCAGCGCCAGGCTGCTGTAATACTGCCCGGTGATGGGATAGACCATTTCCAGTTCAAACGCGCCGTTGCGCTCCTCTGTCACGGTGCAGCGCACAGCATCCCGCAGCACCCCCACGCCGTTGCCCTTAAGCCCCGTCGTGCCGTCATAATATCTCGGATAGCTAATGATTTACACCTCCTACAACGTCCACCATCTAGGTGTGATTTCGCACTTGCTAATGCCGCCGCTCCAACTGATTTGTGTAGCTCCTGCCCCCAGAGTGGGAAATTCAGGCGCAGTTACATATTTATTTAAGTTTATCGCTTCTTTATAAGCGTCCATCATTTCGCAGTCTAGATACATCGGCCCGGTGTAACCTGTAACACTTATTTGTGTGCCCCCAACTTGTAATTTGGCATCGCTAGTAATGGTTAGTGCGATAAGCGGAAGGGAAGGGAATACAGTTGGATTGTACAGAGAATCACCGCTTTTGACTTCAACAGCATTTTCGCCGTCTTTTAAGTATTTCTGTGGTTTGCAATCCAACGAAATGGTAAATGGCGCAAGGTGGTTTGCCAGGATATCAGTTTCTGGGAAATTAACTACCCGCGCCATTCTGTACACATTTGGTTCTTCCTCTGTTTCAAGCCTGCGATAGCTAAAAGTAGTTCCACGCAGAAAAGCTGCAATCGTTGGTAAAGTGTCGCTTACATCAGTGTCCGTCAGCGCAAAGCATTTCGCAGTTGCACTAACATTACCATAGCTTCCATCCCATTCAGTCAAATCTCCACTGCGGCCAGAAATGGTCGTGGATGTAACCCTGGGTGTCGGTTGGCCGAAAGTAATTCCACTTTGCAACCGAATCCCAACATCAAGGCTACAAATGCCGTCCAACCAAAATCCATTAAGCATATACAGCCGCCTTTCTGTTGCTTTGCGCCTGAAGCTCATACGAAATCTGATTTGCTAGCGCATGTGCCATAGAATTCACATCGGAAAACTGAATGCCGTTAATATTGATGTTAAACGTCATACCGCCAGCCGCGTTTTCGTTGCCTTTACGGTATTGCGTCGCCTCTTCGCTTGTAAGCACCATCTCGCCGCGATGCAGGTTGGCAACATAGTTGTTATACGGTACGTAATCAAGGCCACCTGCGTGACTGCCATCTGTGCCACTACTGTTGACATCAACATTAACAGAGCGGTTTCCGAACAGGTTATCCCACAAACCATTAAACCAGCTGACAAGGCCACCCCAAACAGCCGCAATGCCACCCTTGATGCCATTCACAACGTTTTGGCCGACCGTAGAGAAAAAGCCGAACGCGCCTTCAAAGATGCCCTGAATCGACTCCCACGCGCTCTGAAAGTCACCAGACAACACAGCGTCAATCGTAGAGAACACGCCAGTAATCAAATCAAATACAGTCTGGAAAAAGCTTACCGCAACATTCCAGATGCTTTGAATAATGATCCACGCGCCCTGAAAAAATCCGCTGATAATCGGTGCAAACGGCGCAAAGATAACCACAATTGTCTGAAAGATAGCCTGAAAGAATGCGCTTGCCCATGACCATACAGTCTGTACAAGGCTCCATGCAGCGCTGAACGCTTCACCGATGCTCTGTATGACTGGTGTCAAATCTGTAATGACCTGCGTAACGACCTGCCCAATAACCTGCATAGCCGCTTCAACATAAGGCTGCACAAATGCTACGACTTCCTGAATCTTGGCAGAAATTGCATCCCAAGAGGCATTTACCTTGTTACGGAAATCCTCGTTTTTTGCGTACAGAACCGCCAGTATACCGACAAGAGCTCCGATTGCAACAATGACTAGCGCAATCGGATTCGCTGCCAAGACAGCATTAAATGCAGCTTGTGCCTTTGCCGCCGCCGTCTGTGCAAGTGTCATTAGCGAAATCTTGCCCGTAAGCAATCCTGCTACAACCTCGGAAGCTTTTAATGTGCCGTTGAGCGCTCCTTGAGCGATTTCGGTGTCCGAAAGCCCCATACTAAACAAGGACACTGCAACTTTTGCTTCGTCAAATCCCGTTACAATGGACTGTAACTTTTTGCCGATTTCCCATCCTTTTGCAGCCGCCCCCACTGTTACAAGCGCGGGGGCAATTTTTTCAATCAAGGGAACAACTTCTTCAACTGCTGTTTTAACATTGTCAAAAATGTCAAGCAAGAACGAAAAGTCAGAATTTTCAATCGCGCTTGTCAGCCCGGAAATAATTGCATCGCCAAAAAAAGAAAACACATCAGCAACAATGGGCTGCAATTCGCTTGCTACGCTGCTTAACCCGCCGAAAAGTGCCTGCAAGCCCTCTTCAATAGTCGGCTCCAGCTCCATAATTATGCTACTTACATAAGGCGCAAGCTGTGTTACAATTTCGCTCAAGCCGTCAATCAAAGTAGGTACAATTTGTTTTATTCGCGGAATAATGTTGTCGCCAGCCGTTACAAAACTATTTACAAAATCATCCATCAGCCATTGAAAGTTCTGCTCTGGGTCAGCAATTCCCGTAAGCAGGTTATCCCAAGCACTTTTCACTGATGCGGTGCTGCCTTGAATCGTTGATGCGGCTTCGTCTGCCGTTGTTCCGGTAATGCCCATTTCCGTTTGCACAACATGGATTGCTTGCACAATGTCCGAAAAGTTGTCAATGCTGTATTTTGTGTAAACGCCCTGCTTTGCGTTCAAAGCGTCTGCATCGGCGAGCAGTCGTTCCATTTCCGTTTTTGTGCCGCCATAGCCGATTTTTAAGTTGTCCAGCATTACGTAATTCTGCTTTGAGAATCCACGGTAAGCGTCTTGTACGCTTTGGACAGAGGAACCCATTTTGTTCCAGTTATCAGCCATATCGGATATTGCCATATTCGACATTTCCGCCGCCGCATTTGTGTCACCCGCAAGGCTGGACACAAGCGATGCTGCAAACGACGTTGATGTTTCCATATAGTCATTTGCCGACATACCAACGTTCTTAAAAGCCCGCTTTGCATATTGTTCAACAACCTTGGCACTGTCCTTGTACAGCGTTTCCACGCCGCCGATCAGCTGCTCGTACTCGCCGTAGCTATCCAGCGATGATTTGCCAATAGATATTGCTGCCCCAGTTGCCATTTTGCCTATGGTAACAAAGCCATTTGCAATATTGCGCAGACCGTCGGTAACGGCATTTCCCAGAACGGTGCCTGAAAAAACATCCATCAGGGACGATGCACCGCCCTTTGCTTTTTCTACGCCTTTTTCGTATTCGCTTGTGTTTAGGCTCAGTTTGGCATATAGATTAAAAACGTCCAATTTATCACTCCCTTCTTGAATTTTTCAATTCAGTATTGTATTCTATCCGTAGGAGGTGTTTTTTATGGCAAAAGCAAGAAATGCGGTTATCGCAGGCGATTTTGTTGGAAAGAAGGTTTCGCTTTCTTTTGGCACGGTGTCGATGGATGTCGGCGGTATGTCGAAGCTCGAACTTAACAGCCGTACTGTCGCGGGCTATTCCGTTGCAGACGAAAGTCACAACAAGTCAATGGCTTCCGGCGTTATGCGCGGCATGGTCGGCGGTGCTTTGTTTGGTGGTGCTGGCATGGTTGCCGGTGCAATGACTGCCAAGCAAAAAGGCGTTTATCAGGTTGTTATACAGCTTATAGATGACCCGCAATGGCGTTACAGCGGCAAGCGCTTCCTGTTGGAAGTTGACGAGCCAACCTATAAAGCCATTATCAAAAATTGTTTCTAAGTTTAGCCGCCCTCTGTTTGGGCGGCTTTTTTCTCTGCTTCTTTCAATCCATGCCGCGCCGCAAAGTCTTTGAAATCCGCCTGCACCTGTTCCGGTGTCCGCGTATCCACTTTTGGCGGGTGGATAATGTCAATATATCTCGCTGGCCTGTCCGTTACGCCTGTCACAGCTACCACAAGGCTCCATGCACTGTCGGTCATGTACACCTTGTACATCTGCTCTTCAAAATCAGCTTTTAAAGCGTAAGGCAGCGCCGACACAAGCGCCTTTGCGCTCAGTTTCGGCATTTTTAGCAGTACAGGGATTACTTGTTCTGCCCGCCACCGAGATACGATTTGAAAAAATCAACAAACCCCTTATCGTTCAACAGGTCGTAAACTTGCTTGCAGGTGATAAGGAAATTCTGTTTGCCGATTTCTTCCACTGTCAGGCCGTTAAACGGTGCAAGGATTGCGTACACATCCACGCGGTGCTGCTTCAACGCAATGTTCAGCAGCTTAACGATTTTCGCAAGGCCGAAACGCTGCATTGCAATGCGGGTCGTTTCGCCCTTCGGCATCGCTTTCTGCATCTCTTTCACAAGCGTTTCATCATCAATCAAATTTGTGATGGGCTGCGCGATTTGTAAAACGACTTCCAGCGCTTCGTCAGTGCTAAGTTCAGAAAAAATCCGCATTAGGCTTCATCCTCTCCGGCCTTGATATACACCTCGCACGGCACAGTGTCCTGCGCTGTAATGGAGTAGTGCGCCGTGTATTCAAAGCTCATCTGGCCTTTTTCCTTGTCACCCGTCTTCAAACTGAAACCGCCGGTGGACAGCGTATTCAGCATGTGGATGGCGCAGAAACCGCCATTCGTAGTGCCGTGCTTGTCCGAATAGTCGCAAAGCAGCCACAAATCCGTGAAGTCGCTGTCCTTCAGGTCGTTGCGCGGCGTGATTTTGGAAGCCTTGGAAGTGGTTGTTTCCTCTGCTGCGCCAAGCATACTTTTTACATTGGCAGGGGATGCCGAAACATAAGTGCCACTGCACTTGACTTCCCAAGATTCAATCTGCTTTAGCTCTTTCATGTTCTTGGGACAGTTGTCGATGTCCTCGCCGAAGTCGGTAAAGCTTGGCACAGCCGTAAAGTTGATGCCGCCAGTCGTAGCGCCCAGCAGCGCACTTTCTTCCGGCGCAGTACCGGCAGTCGGGTCAAACGTAGTTGCAAGATACCCGGCGTTCAGAACCAATTCCTTGAACGCCGATTCGGGAATTCTGGTAAACTTCATATTTTCACCTCAATTTAGGCATAAAAATTCGGCGGTCACGTTGATGTACCGCCGTTTTAGGTTTTTGTCTGTGTCATCTGCCAGCGATTGGCTAAACGGTGAGCCGGGCTTGAGCCAGATAATTCCATCATCGCACGGCAAAGTCGGGTCGCCTTGTGTAAGAGCTGTCAAAAGTTCTTGCGCCTTTGCGTTTGGCACAGCTTCGGATGTGGTATGAAACCACATATTTACTGTGATAGATACAGAATTTGACCAAGTATCCATCACGGCATCATAGGTCAGGTATGGGAGCACTGCGTCTTTCGGCACGGCGTTGCTGGGGTATGCGGTCATAAATTGCCCAAAAAACTGCTGTAATGCAGCGCCCTTTGTCATGTCGGCAATCCCTCCCGCAATCGTTCAGCCGTAAAACTTTTTAAGCCGTTCAGCATAGGAGAAGCGCTTGCAGGGGCTTGCTTTTCTTCCGGGCGGCTCGTGACCCGGAAATATGCCCCGGTCGTCACGTCCTTATACACGCTGCCGTACTCGATGGGCACATCTTTACGCACAATGCCGGTATACACGCTGGTCACACCCTGCGCTTCGGCCTGCCGTGCTTCAAGGCTGCTGTCGAGTGCAACGTAATTCGCAAACTCTGCGCCCTCTCTCCACTCGGTAGCATAGCCGCCCTCACCGTCAGGCTTTGTCCGCTTGTCCATAATGATGCAGCTGTGCGAAAAATCATCTAAAAGGCTCATAGCTTTCTCCATTTGTTCAGCCGGGACGCAAACACACCCTGCCAGCCCGCCACAGAGCCGCCAGAATTGCCGTTTGCGCTCGATTTGGTGTAACTATACCCTGCAAAGCTCTCGCTTTGAAACGGGCTGTTTGCAGCGCTCTCATACTTGTTGCGCCATGCTTCCACATCCTCAACCAGAGAAATAAAGGCAGCTGGCACAGCCAGCGCCCACACAGCACCGTCAAACGTTTCATCGGTCAAGCCGCCAGCACCGTACTGGTGCACGCCATCGTTGAAAACGCTCCCGATAATGCGGAAATATTGCCCATCAACTAAAAAAGGCAGCGTAATGCTGCCGTCCTTGATGGTGTACGTGTCCGGGTGGACGCCGCCGGGAATCAAGAAGTAATTTCGACATTCCCTCATCAATTCCTCAAGCATTGTGCTGCCTCCTATTACTTTTTGAACTTTGCCAGTACGACTTTTGCTTCGTTGGTCAGCGCCGCAACGTAGAACTCGTCAGCGGTGATCTCGGTGGAACGGTTACGCGGCTTGCGCTCGGTCTCCACGTTGATATTGCGCTTGCGGTAGATGGTCAGAGCGGGCACATCGTCCTCAGTCTCGCCGTCCTCGTTCAGCTTGACGATGGGACAAGCGTAATAGGCGGTAGCAGCAGCCTTTACCTTATCGCCGACAATCAAAGCAGCAGCGCAATGCGGCTGGATGGTCGCCAGATGCTTTTTGGTGGAGGTTTCGGCGGTAGTATCAGCGACAATCTCAATGGTGCCGGTGCTGTTGTCCTTCTCATACTCGATAGAAGGAACTTTGCGGGATGCTACAACGCGGGTGTTGGCAATCTTGCCGATTTCGCCGGTGACAGCAACGCCAGCCTGATACTTGTCAGCGCTGATAAAATCAGCATCCTTGCGCAGGGTCGCCATCTGCTTGGGGTTGATGAACATGACCTTGTCGCTGTTGATCTCCTCGTTGAACACGTCGATAGCGTCCACAACGCCGCTGTATTTGATAGCGGCGGCAGTGCCGTCATACACCAGCGTAGCGCCCTGCAAGGCTTCCATGCAGTCATTGTCGATTTTGGCAGCGATAGACAGCGTCAGCTGCGCGTTGGCTTCGCCAACAGGGTTGCCGTAGCCGGACAGCACAGCTTCATCGGTCAGGCCGACACCCTTCATGGCCTTCTTGATTTTGTACTTCTTGTCCTTGGTGCTCATCTTGTTGATGTCAACGTCAACGCCCTCTGCAACGTCCTCTGCGTCACCAATGTAACCGTAAGACGGCACAGTAATGGTATCGCCGGGCACGCCAGCAAGGGTATCATCCACCTTTGCAAAAGGCGCAACGCGGATTTTGTCAGGGATTTTAGCCGAAATCATATCGGCCATAACTTCGGGGTTAATCAGGTCTGCCAGTTTGGTCAGGATAGTATCTGCCATGTGTTAATCTCCTTTGTTGTTTGCAAGCTCGGCATACTGTTCCGGGCTTTCTTTATAGAGTTTCAGTCGTTCGGCATAGCCCATCTTTTTAAAGGCTTCTGCCGTAATACCACCGCCGCCGTTTCCGGCAGGCGGGTTCGGTGTGTTTGCACCCTGCGTGCTGGTAGTAACGATGTAGTCGCTATAAGATTCTTTCAGGCTGGTTTCCAGCTTGTCAGAATCCTTGATAGCGCCTTTTTCGTCCAGTTCCAGATTGTCCAGCAGGCCGTCTCCCTTTGCAAGGCGTGCGACAGAGGAAATCCGTTTTTCAGAAATGCCGATTTTCAGCAGGACGTCGGACAGCGCCTTTTCTTTGGCAGCCGTTGTTTTCTCAGCGTCAACGTTGGCCTTGTATTCCACGAAAGCCTTGTGCTCTGCTTCATACTTGGCCTTGTAGCCACCGTCGCCCTTCGTTTTCAGGTCGTCCAACTCCTTCTGAACGCCCGGCAGCTTTTCTGCATCGGCTTTATACCGCGTGACGTCGTCCTTCAGCGGGTCAACAACGCCCAGATGGAGCGCCACCAGCTGATTCTCAATTTCGTCAGTACAGTTTTCGCCAATAATTTTACGGATTTCAGCGCGTGTAAATTTTGCCATGGGGGTTCTCTCCTTTTCTTCGGTGGCGGTTCTTCGCCATTTGAGTTTTATTTATTCAAAACAGCAGTGCTTCGCTGTTTTTTCGTGTAAAAATAGCACCTGCCGCAAACGCGGTAGATGCTAATAAAAAGAGCCGAGAGGCTTATTTGCCTTTCAGCTCTGCTTCGATGATTCTTTTGTACTGTTCGCCGTGCTCGGCAACGGCAGGCTTGATAAAAGGCTTTGCCCGTTGGCCGTGCGTCAAATGCCAATCGCCTTTTGCGTCTTTGTACACCCACGGCGTTTGTCGGCCGCCGGGATAATAAATGCCCGTGCCGCACTCCACATAAACCGCATACTCGCTGTTTGTGCCGATGTACGCGGCATTTTCGCTGTCACTGACCATATGTGTAATGCTGTTGCGCAGGTTGCCTGTGTCGACGGGGCACAGCTTTTTGGCGTACCCCTCACCCACAAGCCCGCATTTTTCCAGCGCCCGCTGCCAAGCGGATTCCAGCGCTTCCAATACTTCATCACTGTGGTCTTCAAGTGTGATTTTCATTTTTTTGTGCGTCTATAAATAATTCGTAATCTCCGCCGGAAAAATACGGGCATTTAACTTCACGGTTTTTTATTTTTTGCGGGATAGGCTCATAATATTGGCACTTATCATACTGCTTAAAATTATTACATTCTAAGCAAATCGGAATAAACTCCATTTATTTGCCCTCCGCAATTTTTTGAATGATTTCTGCAATGTTTTGCGGCAATCTTTCATCGCCAAGATGATACGCTGCCCACGCTTCTGCAAATGCTTCATCAGGCGTTTTCAAAATGTCGCATTTGCTTTCTTCTGCCCATGCACTGGATATTGATTCCCAATTATCAGGCAATCCGCGAACATCAACAACACAATGTCCAAATTCGTGATACGCGGTAGCTCTGCCGTCAGTGTTAAACGACCAGTCATTTCCCGTTTTTGCACGATACTTTTCGTTGTTTTTCTCTTTTGCTTTTGTTATGTCATCGATGCTTTTGAATTTTTGTGTATTCAAGCCAACAAGAATACCCCCATCGTAATCGGTTTTGTCGTACCCAAGTTGCATTGTACGAATACCAAATTGTCTATAATCGTATGTGACGCCCCACCATTGATCTGCCTTTCTGCCTAACGGTCTTCCGGTTGCAGTAGAAATGTCTTTGCCATTTGCAATCATTGCAGGGCGGCAATCCTGCGGCAAGGTATCGACCGCATTAAGAATGTTATTTACCTGTTCAAGGTTCATTTTGTCAAAACGCGCATACTTAACGCCTTTACTTTCTGCAAGCGCAATTCCATCAGCAACGGATGCAGCCTGCGTTCTAAGCGCATTTTGAATTCGCAAGTCTTTACCATTGATAGTAGTTTCTTTTTTCCACCCCGCCCACTCTGCATAGGTCATATCTTTCACAAGCACAGATTCCCCCGTTTCGGGGTCTCTGGCGCGTCTGCCGCCGCTGCTCGTGTCTTCGCCGTCAACCTCTGCAATCTGGGTGCATCGGCAGTTATACACAAGATAACCCGGCGCGGAACTGTCTCCCGGATACATAAGCTCGTAACCGTCAACCTTAAACGGCTTGTCAACGTCTACTTTCTGGCCGTCAAGCATTGCGTGTGCGTGGCGTGTGCGGTTGTCCAGCGTTGCCAGCCATTGCTTTTTCAGCTTTATGCCCATGTCCTGCGCGGCGCGGTAGGTATCTAGCCGCCCCGCGTTCTGCGCTCCTGTGACCGCCGTCCGTGCCGTTCTGATAGCACTTGTGCGGCTCATGTTCTGCATACGGCTTTGCAGGTCGTTGGCAATTTTCGGTATGCTTTTGCCTTGCAAGATGGAGCTTGTCACGCTGCCTGTAATCTGTTGCTTGCCGTACTTCAAATCAATGCCGCGCTGCAATGCACGCTTTGGCGGGTAGTACGGCATCAAGTCAGGCTGTTCCACAATAAGACGTTTCACTGTCTGCTCATCCCACAGCGTAAAATCTGCTTTGTCGGAAACCTGCTCGATTTTGTAAGCAGAGTAATTGCGGTTCAAGCTGTAAATGCCCGGCGTGGCGTCATTGACGTATGCCACAGCCGTTGCATTCGCATCAGTGTATCTTTCTGCCACCTTGTCCCGCAGCGCCGTAAAACGCTTGCCTCGGCCCATCTGCGCAAGCCGCCATTGCTTGTACTGCTGTTCGGTGATTTCGCCTGCATCCAGCTTTTCTTTCATGGCTGCATCGCGCTTCTCGAACTGCTCAAAATAGGCTTTCACCGTGTCGGTCAGTTCGTCAGCAGCTTCTTTGTACAGCTTTGAGATGCGCTGTTCCAACTTGGAAAGCTGTTCATCCGTAAGTTTGTGGGCATAATCAGGGTTTCTCATTTTTTCTTAACTTTTATACCAAGTAACCATGTTCCGCTTAGCTCTGTAAGAATGTTCGTTTTATAGCCCTTGTGCGTCTCCAGCAAAGCAAGATTTCGCCGTTCTGTTTTGGTCATTTTTGACGCATCCACAAAAATCTGATTTCTTTTGTCAAATCCTTTTGTTAAGGAATTCCTGTATTTATCAAGGTCAACGCCGGATTGATGTTTTACCCACGGAACAATGTCCTTTGCGGTTTTCAAAGTCGGCGCGGCTGTTTTTTCTCTTGTTACCTTTTTAGCGTTTTTTACAGGGTTGCCAAATCGGCTTTTAGGCTTATCTGCCCCTCGCCTGCCGCTTCCAGAGCCACGACCTCCCACTTTGATTTCCCCCTTTCAATCTCTTGTCATTCTTCTTCATTGCCGTTCAGTCCTTCTCACGGCTGGTTCTGCGGTTCGTTAGGTTGCGAATTGTTAATCGTGCGGTCTAGCTCCTCTGCCGCCTTTCGCTTCATCAAGTCTTCAAACTGGTCTGAGTCGCCGAGGATGGTCAATAGCTTGCGCGTGATGTACTCGTCGTCGTAATATTCAGCTCCGAGTAAGACTGTCTGCGCCTCTTCCTGTTTGTTGATAATTTGGTTGCGTGTATATGTAGGATCATCATCAAGACCGGCAACCGCCAAAATGCCCTTGATGCAGCGCGTTACGCAGCTTTCAAACTTGTCCGTTTTCAGGTCGAGTGGCACATAACTGGCCTTGATAGCCGTTGCAGTTTGGTTGCCAGCGCTGACAGCCGCAGAATCAAAGGCCTGAAAGTCCTCATATAGCTTTTTGGTGAGCATATCAATAGTCGCCTGCGTGCCTTGGAACGGCGCTTCGATGCTCTGTGGCGTGGCCTTCGCGCCCTCGTCACCGTCAGCATGGGCTACATGGGTCGTTTTCAGACGCTCAATAAACTTTGTATCGTCCTGCTCGTCCATGCCTCCGCAGTTGGTCAGAACCCAGAAAATCAGGTTTCCCTCGTCAACATTGTTTACCATGTTGGAGCTTGCAAGGTCGAGCGCATCAATGGTATTTTGTCGCCCCTGTAGCTCGCTGTGGGCCTGCTCGCCGTTTTTCAGCGGGATAATAGGAAATCCGGGATAATTCTCACCGTCATAAATTTCTGTGCCGTCTGCCTCGCTAGTGCGCAGCTTCAGCTTATAGGCGCGTTTCGGCTTGAGGATCGCCATATCATCGTTTTTTGGCTTTAAATACTCTGTGTAACCGTCAAGCTCGTACAGCGTGGCGCGCAGTGGCTTATTGTCTGCCACCTGCCAGAAACGGATTCCGGCTTTAATGGAGCCGTCTTCCTCGTCGTACAGGGGAACAAATTCCTCTGCTGCGAACACCTGCACATGGTCGAGATTCCAAAACACGAAAGACTGCCCGTCAATCAAAGCATGGCGGGCAGCGTCCATAATATCTTCGTCAAACGTCGCACCCAGCGCCTTCTTTGTCTCTGGCTCCTGAAATGAAACGCCGTTGCCCAGCAAATACGAAACTTCTTGGTCTACGACCAAGCCAAAAAACTTGCTTGCGATCTTGTGATTTGCCGTGTACATGTCACGGTGCGCCTTGCCCTGCATGTCGTAAATGATTTTCTCGTATTTGTTGATTGTAGGGTTCTCTCCGCGGTAATACTTGTTGGCGTTCGCTGCAAGGCGTGTGCTATGGTCGGCCTTATACTCGTTGATTGCGCCCAGTATGAAACTCATGCGGGCCTTTTCGTCCTCGCCAACCGCTACAAAATCTTGGTATGTTTTCACGTCTTCTCACCGCCTTTACACGAAAATGCTCTTGTATCTGGTTTCGGCTGTGTCTCCCGCCTTGTTCGCCGTGCTTTCCATCGCATAGCGCACTGCATCAATGTGATGGTTGTCCAAATCCGGGTAGCCTTCCAGAACTTCTCCCGTCTTGCCGTCCCGCTCGTATTCATACTCGCTGAACTCTTTTGCCGTGTCCGGGCAACGTTCTGGGTCAATGACAATAGCTTCCAGCATTTGCAGCCACTTTGTGCCATAGCGAACCGATTTCGGTCCTTTTCGGGCAGGGAATGTTTTCACGCCGTACTTGTTATAGTCCGCAATGGATTTTGGCTCGGCACTATCCGCGCAGACTTTATCCTCACGTGTCAGCCCTTTATCCAAAAGCAGTTGCGCCGTGTCTCTGTTGCTGGTTCTGCGCCGCGTTAGCTCGTCAAAGATGTATAGCGTGCGCCGCGCTGCATCATAGTGCATCGCATTGTATGCCCACGGATCTGGATACCAGCCCCAGTCAACGCCGCGCTTGATTCTGTCGAATGTTTTCAACTGCTCGTCTGTGATTGGTTGAATTTTCAGGTTTTCGAATACCGCTGTGCCGCTTCCGACAACCTCGCCCAGATACTCATGCCGGTATGCTGTTTCGTTTGTGCGCTCCAAGTATTCAGCATCGGCCAGAAACCGCTCGCCGAGCCATTCTGCGGGCGTTGTTTTGTAGGTGCTGTGATGTATCACCTTGCCAGGGCGCTGCTTTAGCGCGTATCCGTTGGCCCAATTCCGCGCCATTGCTGGCGGGTTGAAGCTCTTGAACGTGATGAACCAGTCACCGCCGCGCAAGCAGGACTGCTCAACGTTTCGGATTTGCTCCTCGCCGTCAAACTGGTCAAGCTCTTCAAACCAGCAGATACCGATATAACCAAACGGCACTTTGATTGACTTTACCTTGCCGGGGTCATCAACGCCGAAAAAAAGCACCTTTTGCCCAGTTGGCAAATAGGTGCATTCCATAGGGCTGACAGTGCAGCGAAAATGGTCGTGCAAGCCAAGCTCATTGATTGCCCAGACGATTTGTGCATAAACGCTTGTGCGCAGTGTGTTTCCGACCTTGCGGAACACTGCCGCGTGGCATTGCGGATGCTTTATGAGCTGCAAAATCAGCTCTATGCTTATATAGCTGGATTTTGTACTGCCGCGCCCACCCTTTGCGACAAGCTCTTTTACATTGCCCGCCTTGATTTCGCGGTGGACTTCGGAGAAACAAGGGGAAACAATCCCGGATAGCTTACAAGTCATCTATGATTTGCACCTCGCTATCCTGCTGTTGTTCCGGCTTATCCTTCCATCCAAAATTTGCCCGCAAACTGAACTGCGCACCGCCGGAGCCGTCTTTGTCGTATAATCTTTCTTCGGCGTACTGTTCGCAACGGGTCTTTGCACGCGTAATCGTGTCATTGAACTCTGGTTTGTTTTGATAATTCAAAAGCGCCTGCCTTGATGCAAAACCAAGTGCAAGCGCCAACCCTGTCACAGTAGGCGGCTTTTTATCGTCATAGATGATATAGCCGTTTTTATTTCGCATTGGTTCTCCGTTATCGTCTAAAAACGGCTTTCCTTTACAGGCTTCAAAGTAGGCATCAATCTTTTCTTGCATTGCCTTTACGCTTCTGTATTTAGGTGGTGCGCCCCCCGGATTTTTTCTTGATGCCACTTTATCACCTCGCTTTACGCTTCCATCTCTATTTGATAATTCATTGCGCACTTATAACGTTCATAAAATCTGTCTTGCACAAACAGTTTTTCTGTGTTTGTCCCGCCTTTATTCCCAGTTCCCATTGTCTGCTGCTTTTTTATGCTTGCGATTTCTGCACACCCTTTTGGTGCATTGTATTCGCTCACGATTACCATAAATGGAACGTCCGCAAGCCATTTTTTAAAAGCATCATAATCAAATTGCCCAGCATACCCGGTGCAATCTGTGTTTTTATATGGCGGGTCAGCGTACACAACGGCGCCTTGCGGGATTTCAACGTTTCTATAATCAAGTTGCAGCCTTTGCAGACTTTGCAGCCTTTGCAGACTTTGCAGCCTTTGCAGACTTTGCAGACTTTGCAGACTTTGCAGACTTTGCAGACTTTGCAGACTTTGCAGACTTTGTCTGAGCCTGAACAATCCGACAAGCTCATTATAATCATCGGGAAGCGGAATAAACTCCTGCATACGCTGGTACATTTCCTGCGTCGGGAATCCCCACTGTGAGCGCCCGAAGTAATGCCCTGCCATCTGCGTTCCGAGTCGACGCTGAACCTCAGCCTGCGTCAAGCCTGACGATTTCAAGGCTTTCAGAAGATACGCCCTCAGTTCTTCCTTGTCCCTCTCTACATCAGCTTTCACGTTTTTAATCAGTTTGTCAATCTCTGCTTGGGGATATTTCTGACGTGAAAGCCACCACCGAATATATTTTTCCTTGTACTCGGCTTTATGCGCCATAACGTCCGCACGGCTTCCGTCTCCTTCGATTTCCATATTTTGCAAGAGCGATGTGTCGCCAAAAACCCGCGCATAGTGCAGCGCTTTTTTCCACGATTCTACTTCCCGCGCATATAAATAGTCGGCTCCGTTATTCCCAAAGCTCCAACTATATCTCACATACGGGTCGCTATCTTTCAGTTTGTAAAAATCTTCTCTACTAATCCAGCGCTTTTCGTTTGCATATTTCCCATTTACCGCATTTTCAAAGACATCTGGCGCGTCGCCCAAATCGTTTATGATAAAGTTCTCCCACTTGCCAGCCAGAATAGCAGCATGAGTAACGGCACATCCACCGGCAAATAGATCAACAAGTGTTTTTCCGTCCGGAAGGTGGTCAACAACCCAGTCAGCTATTTTGTTTTTGCTTCCCTGATATGGAACTCCGTACCTCACCTTGCAAGTCCTCCCAAAACACAAAAAGCCCACACAATTTGTGTAGGCTTATATCCCCCTAAACCCCTTTGCGCCGGAGGAAAGCGCGTTCCCGCCCTGTCGGTTTTTGCTGTGCCGACCTCACCCGTTGCGGGTAGCAATTCCGCAACGCTCCGTATCGGCTTGCCGCTTTGCTTACAGCGTTCAGGTTGATTTATCGTATTTTGCCTACGCCGGGCTTTCACCGGTGGGAGCGACCCAGCATTTCTACCAGATGAGCAATGCTTGCCCTTGACCGGACTTGAACCGGCACACCAAGGCTTTTGCCATTGAGCTACAAGGGCATATGCGGCTTGCCGTTTGCACGACCATTGTCATCATTTGTGAGGTATACCGCGCACTCTCACACAGACAGGTTGCGACCCTGCCGTCTGGTACTGCACATAGGTCTTGCACCTTTGCCACGCCGTAGCTTGCGGAGCGCAGCGCCCTTGCCGTATTGACTTGTCAGGCCAAGTTTGCGGCTGGCTATGCAGCAAATAAAATGCCGGTCTTTCCCGGCTGTCAGTATCGAGAATAGGAGGTTTTGCTATGAACTGTAATGTACCCTCTTTACAGTTCCCAGCATATTCATAATACCACTTGACAACGTCCCCACAGTTACCCTTTTTTCTTGTCCAAAAGCCAGAAAAATTTTCTTCTGCTTTCGTAAAACTGCCGTCTGCCGCAATACACAGGCTGGTATTCGTAAGCCGTTCCCTCTGTTACATTTTTCAACAGAGCGCACCAGTTTAAAGGGTCTGCTTCTCTTGCCGCGTCCTCAATGATTCGGACATCTGTGCTTAACTTTAGCGCTCTGTCCGCCTTTCTAGCTGTTGGGTCTGGCTTTCCGTTTCCGTGCGGCAAACCGTCATTTGAAACCGAATCAAGCCCTCTTGCGCTAGCAATTTCCAACCGCATTTCAGCGTATCTTTTGCAAAAGTGCTTTAATTCAAGGTATCTTTCTTTTGAAATTCCATATTCATCTAGGTTGAGCGGTCTTTCTCTCATTTTTGCTCCTTTCTTCCATTTTCATGCAGCGCGGCAGCGTGCAAATATCGCCATTCTTCCACTCGCACGTCGCGCAAAGATGTTTGCGGGCGTATTCATCAACTAGTTGCTGTTTTGTCATAGGGTCACCTCCGGGGGTTTGTAGAGCGGCAGTTCTGTCCATGCGAGGACTTTTGCGCTAGTTCCATTCATAGGCTCACCGCCCCAATGGCCATTGAAAAATTGTCCACGATCCATTGTGCGGTACATGCAGTTGTAGTTACCATAACGGAAGTATTCGTAGTAGCACAGGTATTCTCCGTTTTCTTTAGGCGGATCATTCTGTGCATCGTGCCAAACTGTTGCTTTAGACTCCGCTTTGTATGGTTTAACCTGATATACAGCAGAAAGAGCATCAAGAACCCGCGCGCCAACTGGCGTATTTGATTTAAAAGGCAAATGCTCGCTAATGCACCTCTGTCTGATTGCTTTTAACGCATCGCCGCGCAAAATCAAATCATTGTTGTCATATTCTCCATTTATCATTTTATCTTTTGCCTTTTGGATAGCTTCAGCAAGCTTATCTCCATCAAGTACAATGCTTTTCATCTGTGTTCACCATCCTTTTGCCGCAGTGCTGGCAAAAATTATAAGCAGCGAAAGAAATTGCATTACAAGCTGAACATACAACATTTGTGCTTCCGCCGCTATCGCTTATCCAATGTGCCGTAGGCCGCAGAGATTCAGGGTCGATTGTTGGCTGCTCATCAATACTTTCAAGTACATCGTTTGTATCGTATATCTTCTCGTTCAGACCGTTATAGAGCCAATACTCGCGTAATTCATCTGCATCAATCAGTCGCATGGTTATCCCTCACTTTCTCAAAATAGAATTTGATTGCTTTCGGATTTTCCAGCACATTGCCGTAAGAGATGCCGACCTTGTAAATGTAGTTCTCTTGCAGTTTTCGCGGAATCTCCTCAATGTATCGTCTGAATGTTTCAAGGTCGTGGGCGCGTTTGTAATGGTTGCACATACGGCAGGACGGCATAAGGTTTTCAATGTCGTCCGTGCCGGAATCCTCTGGGTTCCACGCCCTCTGCGGCTTGAAGTGGTCTACCTGCATATCATTGTAGGCAATGTGGCGGCCACAGTAAGCGCAATGACCGTCAAATTTCTTGTACACCGCAACGCGGGTCTTTTTGCTGATTGACATTTGTTGTCTCTCTTTCAATTTTTAACGCTTCTTCGCGCAATTCGCCAAACCCATATTCATCACCCCATCTCATGCGGGAAACAATCGTGTCGCAAGTCTTGCACAAATAATAAGACTCGGCAGTTCCGCCGTCTGCGTAGGCCACCGATGCCATTCTTGCAGGTGATAAAATGTTTCTACCACGGCCAAAGCAGATGTGCGGTTTTCTGGTCGTTACATATTTATATCTTAAAATGGTGCTCATTCTGATACATCCTCTACATACGCCATGTTCTTGCGCAGATTGAGAAATTTAGGATTGAGAACACAAGCCGGTGCAACAGCACCGCCGTTGCACGCACCGTAGTTGTACAGCAGACCATCCGCGTGCATAGTGCGAACGACGATAGATTCCCCCGCGTCGGAATCTTCATCACCACAACACAACGGTGTTGCAGTCCAAATCCAGCTGTCGTAGTGCGGGATGAACTCACGGTACTTGCGATACTCGTCGCAAGTCAAGATAAAAACGGCGTCTTTCACCGTTCCATAGGCGCGGTCTCCGTTGTCTGCAACAAGGTCAACAATATGTGGCAGCAGACCTTTACCACCAAAAACAGCGTTCGCCATATCATATAGAATTCCACGCACATTACTTGTGCGGTAGTTATTCCAGTTGCCTTTTTCATCGGCAAATTTATCACTTGGGCAGAATTTTACTTCTTTTGCCCACGGCTTTGCCGTAATGGCCAACACGCCACCGTCATGGTGGTTCGGGTCAAGACAGACCCACTCGAAACCTTTGAACATGAAGTGTTCGCCGGTGTGCATGGTTGTGATGTTAGTCATTGTCGGTTACCTCCGCAAGCCAGTAAGTCCTTTTGCATTCGCCACAATTCCTATCGCCGCAGCATTTTCGCATTTCTTTTTCGATGCTGCATGGCGATATATCTATAACATCTCGACAAAGGTTGGCATTAGGGAACATCTTCAAAAACTCGCTCTGGCGGGTCTTGATGGGGTGGCTGTCGCTCCACGCAGACACAGCGTCGTACACATACGCGAAATCAGTCAAACCCTTATAGGTAGCGCAATGGCATTTGTGCAGTGGGCACTTCTCGCAGCCTATTACACGATATGCCTTGCACAGTCTATTTGATTCTTTCTGAAATTCATGTAGCTTCATAAAATCTCCTCCTTGTCATAGCCGAACGCGACAAACTTTCCGTAAGTCAGTCCCAGCGCTTCGGATTCGTGTACACATTGCTTAATGGATTTTGTGTACGGCAGTAGTGCTTTCTTTCGCTTCTTTCTTGCTTTCTCACCAGCCATCTGCGGCATACCTTTGGGGCGTCCTTTTGGCTTTAGCGATTTGCGCTTTTCATTGTCCCGCCTGCGGCGTTCCGCTTTCTTTTCCGCTGCGCATTTATCGCAGTAGAGGATGGCAGACGAAACATTGAACAGGATTTTCCCGCAGTTTTTGCAGGGTTTGGTTGTCATTCCTCGCATTTTTGTTTCCTCAAAATTTGCAGAATCCGCGCCGATGAACGTCACGGCGGATTTTATCCCCGCGCGTCAGGAACGGCTCGCGGGATTCTGCTTCTTCCCGGCGCGCCGCTCTGACCTTATCACAGATTGCGCGGTATTCTGCGTATTTCTCGCAGCTGCTGTGACAGTGCTGCGAACGGTTTTTACAGTCCTTGCAGGGGCACGTCATCTTGAAGCACCTCGATTATAATTTCCGTGCGTGGGTTGTCCTTATCGTACCGCACCCGGGAGCCGTCCACGTTGTCGATAACCTTGTAGTTATCATCGGCAATAATTTTCGCTTTCACAAGAACATCGTGCGCAGATTCTATCAGGTTTGACAGGTCGCAGGCACGCCGCGTCGGCATATAGAACACGGTCATAACGCGGCAGGGCGCGTCTATCGGCGTGCGCGGCTTGGGGTTGAGATACCACATTGCGGCGGCCTCGTATTTCTCATAGGCCGCGCTTGGTTTTATGAACGGTCTGCCGGTGCGGCGGTTGATTAAGATGCGCTGGGAGTTTTTCTTGCTGACTGGCGGCAGAGGGATCGTGTATTGATAGGTCATGTGTTACCCTATTTTTGTCAAAACGGAAAATCACCGTTGTCCTCAATCTCTGCAAAATCGTCCGCGTTTCCGTTGGAGTAGCCGACATTCGGCTCACCCTGTGTGCGGGCGGCGGGGTAGGCAGCAGAATCAGACTTTCCGCAGAAATTGGCGTTTTGCACAACCACCTCAATCGCGGTGCGGTTCTGGCCGTTCTTGTCCTGATACTGGCGGCTCTGCAAGCGCCCATCAACAGCAATCAGGGAACCCTTCTGGAAATACTTGCAGATAAACCCGGCGGTCTTTTCCCATGCGGTGCAGGAAATCCAGTCTGTCTGGCTGTTGCCGTTGGCATCTTTGCGGCCTCTATCACAAGCCAACGTGAATGATGCCACGCTCTTGCCGGTAGTGGTCTGGCGCATTTCGGGGTCAGCGGCAAGGCGGCCTTGGATAGCAATTAGATTCAACATAGTTTACCTTCCGGAAGGCAATGCCTTCCTGTATTCGTTCGGTACGGCGCTGCCGAGCTGGCGAACGCCTGTTAAAAACCATCCCGGCAGCGGTATGCCGAGTTCTGTGTACCTGTCCCACGCAAGGCGCATGCTCCAGTTCTCGTGGCTGTATGCGTTGACCGACAAGGCTTTTTTCCGCACTTCGTGTACAGTCGGCGGGAACGTTGTTTCTTTCGAGAGTTCCTTCACCGCCTTTATGGCAACGTTGTTTGGAATATCTTCCAGCGATTCAGCCCAAAATTTTACGGTTTCGGCGATTTCTTCCTCGTCCGTGCTGTTACAGATGTTCTTCCAGTTTTTCTTCGCCAACAACAAAAGCGCTGCTGTCTCCTGATATGTCATCACTGCCTCCCATCGCTATTCTACGCAGGGTCTCTTGTGTGCTTCGTCGTTGCCCTGCGTTCTGCCTTGATGATGCTTTGCTTTTCCGCGCCTCCTGCTCGGACAGATACGCAGCTTTCGTAAGGATGTTTTTTTGCAAGCAGCCGCGCAGAATCGTTTCTGCGTACTTCCAAGACCGTGCATTGTTCCGCGCCGCCTCTTGTATTGCTTCGCAAACAAGGTCTGCGGGGAGCTGCTGCAAATAGGCGTTGATTTCGTCGTATACTGCCCGCGACATCGTGCCTATATTCTGCTCGTAGCACTCAAAACACGCCTGCGCATCGTTGCCCTGTTCTGGTGTTTCATCCTCGCGCGTGTTCTTCATCATCATCATATTATCTTTTGTTTTTGTTCTTTGTTCTTTGTTTTGGCTTGCTTCGCTAACGTTCGCTTGCGTTCGCTGGCGTTCGCTAACGTTCGCTTGCGTTCGCTTTTTGGCATTTTCGGAATTTGCCTTGCATTTCGCGTTGTACTGGTCTTGAGCTGCCCTTATATTGCGGGTAATGAACCGATACGCAATCACTTCTTTTCCAGTGAGCGGCTCGGGCGGTTCCTCGCCGTTGCAAAAAGCAACAAGCGCGTACATAAGCCGTCGAAACTCACTGTCCGAAAGGTCGGACGTATCTTCCATATACCCGGGATAAAAAGGGATATATTTCAATTCAGCCATATTCAGTTATCCTTACAATCGTGCTGGTGCATATAGATGAGCTGTGATGCAGCCCCCATATTCTGTACCAGCCAGTCGTTTGCCGCCTCGCGGCTTAAGTGGTATTTCATAACGCGCTTTTCGTACAGATACTCTCCGTTTGCCTTTTTTTCCGCAATACGGTCTTGTATCTCATCCTGTGTGTAGTTGGATTCTATCAGATACAAGTCATATCCTTTAGCGGTTATGCCGTTCAAATTTCCGGTATCTGTCGCATAGATTGCTTTTCCTGCCTGTGTGCAGATGTGCCAGCAACAGTTTTTAACATCATGCGTGGTTTCCTGCGCTTTTATTTTACATAGCCTATAATCGTACCATTTATTCGGCTGTATCACGTCAATCTGCGCATACCTGATACCGCACTCTACAAGAGGAGTGACCAGCCAGGAGCAGCACGCAAAGCGCAGTGTAGGACGTTCTTTTGACAGCTTGCGCAATGTAGAGCGGTTGAAATGGTCGCTGTGTATATGCGTAAGAAGTACAAGCCGCAGGCACTTAATATCCAAAGCGGCCAGCCGAGAAAAAGAAACGCCGCAATCAATCAGTATTGTGTCTTGAAGAATTACGGCGTTTCCCCGGCTGCCGGTGGAAATTATCCGGCATTCCATATTACAAGGCGTTCAGGTCAATTTTCTGCGGTTCGGACTGTGCGCTGGGCTGTTGCACAGCAGCTTCAGGAAGTGCATCTTGCTGCACAGGCTCTTCATCCGGAACGAGGTTGCCGGAATCATCAGCCGAAATCGTTTTTCCATCGGCATCAAACCCTGTTGAAAGGTCAATGCTCATAATGCCCCACTTAGAAATAAGCTGGCGCAGCATGGTTTTCTTGGCCATAGCGTCAAAATCCTTGTACCAGAAAGAGGAGTACTTCCACATTTCACTCTGCGGAATCTTTCCGGCGAGAATATTTTCATAAGCCTTGCGGCTGAAAGAAGGACTGTATCGGTCAGCGTGAGACATCACCTTTTCTTTGCTCCAATACAGTACCTTGCGGAAGTTGTTGAGGTACTCAAAACAGGCCATATAGCCGATAGTCGGCAGGGACTCCCACTTGTCATCATCTTCCACAAAGGAAAATCGGGGTTCGCCGGTTTCGCGGTCGCGTCCAAGATACTCGCCCTGCTTAATCACGGTCACATTGATGTTCTTATATTGGCCACTGCGCATAGCCAGCTGTAAATATCCCTTGTAGCCCAAAACAAACTGTGCATCCGAACAGCCCTTCTTGCTGTTTTTAAACGGAACAAGGTAATACTGGCCCAGCTGCGGGGATGGGCTGAGATTGAGGCTTTCGCCCAGAAGTGCGCCGGAAATCACCGTGTTTCTGTCGCAGGACTGCAGGGCAGGATTGACAGAAACAGCGCTTACGATACTGGCCGTGAAGCGGCGGGAACGCTCCGGGTCTCCCAGTGCGTTATAGATAAGACGCTGCATAGACGGCGTGTTCACCGCAACGGAAAACGGCATACTCTGTGCCGTCAGGGACTGGTTAGATTGATTCATAAGTAAGTTTCTCCTTCTCCATATACTGTTTCAAGGCTTTCAGCTGGTCGATAGTGCAACGAACCAAGAAACGACAAAATACCTGTTCGGATTCTGCGCACACAGGCTCGCTCAATGCGGTGGGCTCCGGCTCCTCAATGGTGGCCGGTGCGGAAAGCTCCTCGACCAGCGGCTGTACGGTCTCGCGCTGCATTTCAATGG